TATGTCCATGACGTTTTAAACATTGTTCTTAGTGGTCATGCGGAGGACCCTCATAAACCTGAAGAAGTTGACGCTGCGTTACTACACGGGGGTGTTTTAATGCGATTGTTCCAACTAAAGTCTTCGATTTCAGAACTGAAGGCTTCGACTAGTGACCATCTGAAAGAGTTTGCGCAGGCTAGACTTGTCGGTCGTGCTATTGCTAGTCGACAGCGTCCAGATAACTTGAATTTTAGTGCAAAAGCAGATGAACAAAAACTACCATCAGGAGTTCCTTACATCCATGACTTAGAGGTACTAGCTTACTCCATCATGTTTGAGGGTGCTAAACAGGAAGTGGCTACAATCCTAGGCTATGAAGTAGTTGAGGGAGCTCGGTTAGTGCTCACTGGTGATACACCAACGGTGACATTCGAACATTTGAATGATTCTGTTTCGTTAACCTTACTAGCTGAAGTATTGAAGAAGTTCTCGCTAGAAGCTAACCTACCTTTAGAACTCAGAGAGCTAAACTAATTCAAGGGCAAAGTTCACCATGAGTTTGATCACTACGGATAAGAATCCTCCTGGTAAGAGAGTTGTATACAATTCTGATATCTCGGGTAGGACAGACATCCAAATGGTTGGTTCGTATAAATCCAGTTTACGAGGGGCATTTGACCACTGTAAACGGGGTGCGCTTGAGGATCCTGCTCTATTCGGCGTTATGCCAGATAAGCTAAAGGATACATTAACAAGGGCCTATGCGGACGTATCATTTGGAAAAATTAAACAAGACAGAGTGGTAATACCACGAGTCGCACTACATGGAAGCAATGTTGTATCGGGAACCGATCAACATGTTGAGTTGTGCCAAAAGTTCCTGAAAAGGGCGTTTGGTGCAGGATGGACGCCAGCTAAACCTAATGCGAATGGTGCACTACCCAGTGACACTAAACAGATTGGTGCTAGTCTGGCTTCGATATTTACGCTTAGCAAGGTACCTATGAACCCTGCAGGTCAACCTACCATTGCAAAGACTATTATGGACAATTTTGCTGATGGTGATAAAACAAGCGGTCGTAATTCATCCGAAAGTGAGTACCTAAATAGTGATGTCGGAAGAGCAATTCTGGAGACTATTGGTAAGCAGATGACATCTGGGAAGATTCCAGTGTCTTTAAAATGGAAGCCGGGTTCTAGTATTGGTGGTTATTACTATGGTAATAAGGACAATCGAGTCAGACTTGTTCAACTAGCTAGAATAATAAAGGACGTAAATTCTTTTCTAGACATTTACCTTAAGGGTGACGATCAGGAACTTTTCGATCTTTATGAAATAATCAATATGTACGTTGTTACCCGTCGTTTACAGGTTGACGCTCGTAAATGGGTCGGTGATCGTAGTATTGATGAGATCACTGCTGATATGGCTAATGCTCTTGCAACTGATGACAATAAGAAGTACAACTCGCTATTGGACGTTTTGTGCAACTTATCTAATTGGAAAAGTAAGGACAGACAGGTGTTTGACATCGGAGGGAATCATTATGTATCTTACAAAGGTATTGGTGTTTCGTTCTTTGACGACCTAGGCTTTGAACGAATGCGCTCCAGGGTTGCATTTGCGTACCCTCAGGCATTAACATTCTTTCAAAATCTGATAATTGCGCCATATCGTAAGCACTACCTTAAGTCACATGGTGACTTGTGGAAACACCGTACTGCTGACGAAATTACAGATAGTTTTCTGGCTCACCCGTACGTTCTAGCAGCTGACGCTCCTAACTTTGACCAATCATTAAGTGAGCAACTTCTTGAAATGGCCATTGATACTTGGGAGTTACCAGAGCGAGTGAGAAAATTCTTCAAGTCCACATTGAAGGCTTATCTCGTCCTCGCAGATGATCATGAAGATCGGAATGGTGTACAGGTCGTTAATTTTCGTGGACTTTCGTTCAATCTACCCTCCGGTAATCAGTTAGTAAGTGACCTTGGTAAACACTGTGGTGTTTGGGCGGACATATCCTACGCATTTTGGTGGTTTTGTGAGCATAAAGGCGGAGTTTACAACGCTGAAAACGCTCGTAAATTCACGTTAGACATTATGCATGGTCGTTCTTCAATCATCAAAGTCAGAAATCAGGGTGATGACGTGGTTTTTGGATTTGCCAATAAAGAGGACATGGATTCATTTGCTGATTCGCTTGTCACTAACTCTGAAAAGTATGACAGTCCTGTGAAGCTACTACCAGAGGATTTTAACACTTTCTTAGGCTTGATTGCAATTGAAGATCCTAATTCGAGATTGGGATGGCGATACGCGCCTAATCCTTGGGGTATGATTGTTAAATGGCTTGTACCGGAGTACGGTACGGATCATGCTGAAGGTAAAGAACACGGACTTAGAACGATGTGGTATCTTGGTTATAAGATTCGGAAGGAGTTCTACAAAGACCACCCTCATGCCTTAGAGCTGTGGGAAATCCTTGAGTCTGTTTTCTTTGAAGTGTATGGGAAAACGATGTCATCAATCGCGGATGAGTATGCCATTGCGAACAAAATAGATGCAACTAATGACACTAGCATTGCCGATTTAAACATTGCAGAAACCCTATTCCTAGAGGACCCTTCTAGGTTGCAATGGGATAGTCGAGTTGATGAAAGTGATATTAGGGAAGAACTTGTTCGCAAGGAGTACATGACTGTTCCAGCTGAGTTATCCTGGATGCTTCATGACCAGATCATGAAGGAGAAACGTATTAATGAGTATTCGGAGAACGACATCTCTAAAGTCTTGGATCAACCCATGTTCACTGAAGTTGAAGCTTGGACTGCGAGGTTTAAGGCTGACACTGTAGGGAAGTCTGCCGAGTACGTACTTAATAACCAGTTCGATGATGAAGAGAATCTTCGTCACCGTTTATTCTTAACCGATGTGACGGACAACGATCACAATGAAAGAAGGATTGCATAATGAAAGAATCTTTGATTACAGCACTTCGCGCAGCGATGGGCGAAAACCAACGTCATTTAGATGATATTGAGCGTGGAGATTTCTCCTCATCAAAGCTATTTGAGCGGACTTCTGTACACAACGCTCCGTATATGTCTATAGCATATGAAAAGGCGACCGAGGCTTATAGCCAGCTTTTCGGAATCAAGCGTCGGTTCAGTGTCGCAAGTGGCAAAGAGTCCGAGAATGGAAATCAAAGATACAAAGAAGCTTTCAAAGCGATGGCTTCAATGGATGATTTCACCACTCTTTTCCTATTAATGGACCCTTGGACCAATCAGTGGTTGGTAAATGGTGTTATCCCTATGCCTAAGGGATTGCATTCGCTATGTCGTCCATATTTCAGCGCAAATGTGGATTGGAAAGAGTTCAATTCCAAGTATGGGAGTGATCCCATGGCAGGGATTGTAAGTCTACTCGATGATGAACTAGCATCTGATATGACTCGTGTGGCCGATGCTCCTTTTGCTGAGCAGACATTCACACAGACCAAGGTTCACATGATCACCGATTCTGTTACTAGCGCCTTTGGTGGAGGATTCGGGATTAGTGCATCACCATCAGGTACAGGTAAGACAACCCTGTTCCAGCGTATGTATGATGATAACATGCACAGTTCGCTATATTTTGAGTATGGCGAAGGTATTTATACCGCCGTTCCTAGCTTTCATGGCTCGCTGGGGATGATCATTGCAGCATCGTTGAACTATGTTGATGTACTATGGCTCGATTCAATTACTCAGGAATTGAATGCATTTACAGAGGCACTCGCATCTGAAGGTGTATCACGGGGCATTGGTACGTTCTTTCAACGTTTATCTGGCGCACTAGAACGTGGTGGAAAGACAGTAATGGCTACTTACAACCCATTCTCTACTTCAGAGAAGGTTGCTGACTTAGTTGAGACACTGTCAAAAGGTGGCGCTACACACACACTACTCACGAAAGCAATCACATTCAATGGTGGTGAACATGATCCTGATCGAGAGGTTCGTATCTCATTTACGTTCATATCTCGACATATCGATGATCGTCGTCCGCAAGAATTATCGCGAACTTTCAAGGTTGCGAACTTACAAAAGGACGAAATTGATGACCTTTTGGAGATTGAACGCCTATTGACTGAGTATAATAGCGTATCAGGTGATAAGATGCAGAAATGGGAAAAGGCTACTAATGCATCTGACTCGGTAGTAAACAGAGCAGAGATTCCACGTTACGATCAGTAATTACGTCTGATGCTTAATTCAGTACTTAACAATTTTGACTTTAATTATAAGGAAATCCAATGAGTAATTACACTGAAATTCTTGATAACACCAATTCGGAAGCAAAACTCCAGTCACGACGAGTAACAATTAAGGGTTACCTCGAGCCTAAGCCAATTGGTGAATGGCGTAATTCCGATTTTTCTGTGATCCAAGGTTATCGCCAAGTGACGCAAGACGGTAAAGCCGAACTTGCCAAGAATATTGGTAAACAAGAAGAGTACATTCGTAACTCAGGTATTAAAGTACAAACAAGACTGGCTCAGCTTCAAACCACGGAAGAATGGCCGGTTGTGATGCTAAACCTGTTGAACATGGCACCGTATAACGCACAGGAGAAGGTATTTACAATCCAATACCTATTGCCTGGCGCAGTAACGGAACACATTTACAACGGTATTCGCGAATGGTTAGCCACTGGGACTGTTTTCACTGACTGGGGCTTATTAGAGAAGTCCAGTCTGATGGATGGCACAGGGGATACAGAAGCAGACCGTATCGTCTCAATCATGGCTCGTCAAGTGTTGTTGATTGGTAAAGAGTTGAATCTCGTAGCCTCTGGTCATACTTATCAGACACAGATTCGTTCTGACGAGAAGTTCGTGGACGACACTCTAGTTGTACCACCTCTGGGAGTTAAACCAACTGCTTTTGCACGCAAGTCAGACTCGCCACTAGATGTCCTAGATAATGTGATGGATGGTAATTGTATCGTTCGCCAGGTAGAGAAGGTCACTAGCCATGAGCATATGAAAGTTGCTGCAATTGCAACTCGTATCGCTGGATTGAAAGATCGTCTTATCAAAAAGATAGTTGAAATCAATACTAGTGGTGGCTCGAAAGGCCTGACTGAGAAGGATGCGGTGAAATCTCTGCAGCCGGGCAAGAAATTTCCAACACCACTACTAGTGGACATGATGATCGAAGAGAACAAAGACATTGTCCATGATGTCGCACTTGCACAACAGGACAAAGTTAATCTTATGACAGCAATCCATTTAGCAATGGAAATTACGTCAGAAGATACAACTCGATCAATTGTTCTACGTTCACACCCTGTAATGCAAACGCTGATGGGAGCGAGCAACTTCCACAGATTGATCACCCAGAATTACGGGCGCGGGTCGCTTTGGGGATCAAGCTTGTTAAATAAAGTATTCCCAGAAGATCCAATCTTCGAGCGCGAGAATAAGTTTTTAGGCTCGTTAGAGAAATTCATTAATGAGTACTTTGTGCTACAGGATTTTTCAAAGTTTGCATCTATGGTCTCAACTGATGCGCGTAATTTCACTGGAGGAGCGAGTGGTGTATGTCATACAATGGCGAAATACTTCAAATTCGCAACCTTTAATGAAAACTTGGTTCTGAATGCGGGAATCCATTATTCGAAGGCGAAGCAAGATCGTGACATGACAATTATTTCAGAGGAGTCTTCCGGTCCACTACCGGCTATAGACCTCAGTTTATTTGTTAATGCGAACCTCAATCGTGATAACCACTTGTCTCTACGTCAGTGGGTAACGGCAAATAATATTAGCAACGGTAAGAATGGGAAAATTTCATTGCGTAAAGATGAAAAGCTGTTCTATCCTACCGCAGCTAATGTTAGGTCACTATTCCAGGTTGAGCCGCGCTTGGTTACAAACCTTTCGCTCTCAGCGCGTATAACATGGCTATTCGCAATGGCGGACAAGGTGCAATACATCGGAAAGGGCTCGACCTTATTCGACAAAGAAGCATCTGTGAATGCGACAGAGGATGGTGGTAGCTCACTGGAGATCACATTCGATACTTCTAAAAATAAGAATGTAAAGATCTACTGTTCTGGTTCTTACCTGGAGCTACTGGCTGAGCAATATATCGCAAGAGGAAATGGAAAATACAAGATCTCGATTGAGCGTAATCTTGAAGAAGATGAAGCGATAATCAAGACAAACTGCATTCCATTTTTGGAGGCGATTTGTATTCCACACAGCTATGACGCACCGGCGGTTAAGGTTGAGAGAATGCTCCCTCAGCTAACTGTAGACATGCGAGTAGTACACACAGACACCTCAAAGTATCTGCGAATTCAACCTTTAATACCTACAACTAATTTAGAAGTAGCGTATGGCAAAGGAGATGCGGTAAAGAACTATGAGGCGTACTTCATGGACAAGAGTAATATCCATGGTGTTAGCAAAAATCTTGCTACACAATGGGCGAATTATTACGTATTCGACTTTAAGTCCAAGGTAGTATACGACGAGTCAGGAGATCAAATGAATCCGCTGACTGTTCGTGTCGCTATGAATCCGTTTGATTTGATCGAACTTGACTTTCATAAGTGTACTGCAAAGCCTTACCTAAGCACAGGTGAGTTTACGGATGACAATGATTTCTTGGATGAAATTTTCGATACCTTAGCGAAAATGAAAATTCAGGAAAACGATTTAGTTCGTTTGCGTTCGCGGGTGGATAGCGAAGTGCTACAAGAAGAAGACAAGAAAGTGCAATCTGCAAAGTTGAAGGAGATAGCAGCTATAGCAGAGAGTGTACTTCATTTGGATACTTCCGCACTCGACGGTGGTGAGCTGGCAAGTCTACTACTCGAGCACTCTGTACGTACGAAAACTCGTCGTGAGTCGCTTCGTGATATGTTGATCACACCCTTGCTAGACAGTCAGACTGCACCTGATTACGGGTTCCATGAGAATTACGTTCTTGCTAAAGATGCGTTACAGTTACGTAATGAAATGGAGTTCTGGGTTAAACTGCGCTCGACACTAGCCCGTGGTATTGAGTATAAGAACTGGTCCGCAGATCGAGCTACTGCGATTCTAACACTTGCAGAAGAGCTTAGCTACGATCAGATCTTCAACTTAATCAATGTGTAAGGTTATATTATGCATGGTAGTGAAGGTAAGTACGTTAATATCCGCAATCTCTTAACTCATGATGAGTTTAGTGGTTTGGATGATTCGGCTTTGCAGAAGCTATTTGATTCTTACATTCCGAATTGGGATCGTGATCATGGTGGTGACACTACTGATCTACGACGGTCAATTCTCAATGTGTATGAAGTGAATGGCTCCCCTGCGGATGATCGTAAAATCGCTAGAGAACGCAATGGTGATACCTCAGCTTCAACCTTGGACGCACTTGACACTGCGCTGGAAAATGAAGATGTGAGTAGACTGCTCTTTGCCATGAATGGCACAGGGTCAACATCAGTGGATGTGAGCACCAAAGAAATGAAATGGTTAAGCGCCTATTGGCGTGGTAAACCAGTCATCTTCTTCGGAAATCGTAGTTGTATTTGGTTCACACTTGACCCCCTGCCTACAACAATTATGTTTAATGTATTCGTGGGTGATAATGCGAATACGTTCATGAATGAAGTGGTAGAGCAACGCAACGTTAAAATCGTATCAAATGATTTTAATGCTAAGTTAACTGCGTTGTTTGCTGAGCTCACTGGAGCTAATGCAGTCGATGCATTTAACAGTGGCGGGGGTGATCGAGACGGGGAAATTAAGTCCAACAGTGGTGAGAGTGAGTATGGATCGGATGATGCGGAAGTTGAGTCCGAATCTAATGCTGACACAAACTTAAACACTGGGAGACTTGATCCAAGTTTTAATCGAGAAGAGTCGGAAAAAGATGAGCTAGATGCTCATTTGTTTCGACAATCATAAGGAAATTACCTTTCAAATTTGGTAGCTATACCTGAAACAGTAAT